TTGCAATAACAGATCCGTTAGCTATTCAAAAAGTTCTTGACAAAAGATACTTAACAGGTTCAGTTGGCGGTAGAGCTGGCAAAGCAGTCTGTTCAATCTCTGGAGATGATCTCGCAAAAGAGACAGAGAGTGGAAGACCAGCAGTTTCTAAATACAAGAGAGGTCAAGTCTATAAGGGCAAGCTTGCCTATACAGACATGCAAGATATTTCTTTTAAAGAGTATTCTTTTGTTAATCAGCCTGCAGATCAAAAGTCTAGCATTAGAGCTATTAATCCTAATGATGGAACACCGCTTCAAGATTCTCAAGACGGTTGGGTCGCAAAGAGTTCAGCCTTTGTACTTCACATGGACACAGAGGATATTGTGTCCGTAGAAGAGAATGAATCAATTCTTAATTCTATGAAGAAAAAGGAATCAAAGCCACTTTACCTGCACTTAAAAGGTGCGTTCTTGACTGCTTTAGCCATCCACGAGAGTGAAGACTACAATAACAATAACAACTCGTTACTATCTAATGAGAACAAAGATAGTAATAGCTATGAGGAGAACTCAAATATGAAAAAAAATGTTAAAAGTGAGGATATCCTCGCAGCTGTTGAAGATCTTAGCAATGACCTGTCGGCAATAGCTTCAGGCTCAGCGCAAGAAGCTCAAGAAGATCCAGAGACAGCACCAGAAGCAGCACCAGAGACTGAAGAAGTGGTTGAGGAAACTCCTGCTACTGAAGCTCCAGAAGCTGAAGAATCAGTTAAGACTGAAGATAATAAAGTAGTTGAAGAAACAGCTACGGATCTAGAAGATGACGCAGTTGACGCTCTCAAAAAGGCAAATGAAAAAATTGCTCAACTTGAAGCACAAATTGCAAAAGACTCATCGACAGCACCAGCTGTTGCTGATGAGCAAGAGTCTGCAGTAGTTCCAGAATTAGTAGAAGAACTTGCCTTAGAGGCAGTTGAATCGGCTAATCCTGAAGTCGCTGAAGAGAATAAGGTAGATGAAGATTCAAAGGTAGAGCTCACTGACACTAATGTAGTCTCTGAGCAAGATTCCGATGATTTAATGAAAAAACTTCATTTACTTGAAGAAGAAAATCAAAAGCTCAGAAGTGCATTGCATAGAACTCTTGTTGAAAGAGTTGTTGACGCAAAAATTGCAGCTGGAGTTGAGTCACACGAAGTAAGAGAAGAGCTCATTGAAGGTCACACTTCAAGAAGTGCTTCTTCACTTGCCGATTCGTTAAGAGATCTAGCAAAAATGCCAACTGCAAAAAATGCAAGAGGCAATATGTTGGAGATGGATTCTGAAATCGCAGTTATCGAGGGTGAAGGCAATGTCATCACTTTAGGTAAGGACGATGAAGAAAAAGTCAAAGAAAAAGTGATCAACACTCCAGAGCAACTATTCGTAGATGCGCTTATGGGCCGTCGTAAACTTTAATAACAATAATATCTTAAGGAGAAAACTAAATGAGTTTAGCAAAATTTCGTAAGGTAGGGACTAAGACAGGTTCAGGTCGTTTTGTAGTTTCTGAGGGCATCGCTCCAGCAGCTTACTTGCTTCCAAGCCAAGGTCTTCCTACCTGGTACGCAGACAGTGAAGACGATCGTTTCGAGATCGTTATTCCAAAGGGAACCATTCTTTCCGTAGTTGCAAATGCATCAACGGGTGACGCAATGGTAGTTCCTGCAAATGGTAGCGGATCATCCGTTACTTGGGGCGACGTAGCTCCAGCATCATGGGATCCACTTGACGGCGCAACGCCATCATATGTTTCTGGTGCAACAGACACAGTCACAGTTGGAGCTCTTTCGAACCCAATTGGTGTAGCACAATACGATCTCTACAGACCATTTGACAAAGGTACCTCGCAAGGTGCTGGATTCATTACACACGGTTATGTAGAGTATCCAATGGTCGTTGGTATTAACGATGACGTAACAGTTGGTTCGCTCATTAGAGCTGACCACATGGGACGTGCCGTTAACTTGACAACTACCTTGTGTGGTACAAATCCTTACCTCCAGGTTGGTAAGGTTATAGAAGTAGAAACGTTTGCTACCAACTTTGATGATGGCTTACTTTCCTACATGCAATTGCCATCAGACCCAGGTGCACTTAAGACAGTGTTTGAACTTACTCGTTCAGGCTCTTTCTCAGGCAAGCTTGGTATCCGTAGCAACCTGGATGTACACAATGTCAAGGGCGCATTCCGCGTCAACTTAACACTCTAATTAACAAAGAAGAAAGATAACAGGAGGAAAATCCTAAGATGAGTAAAACAATCCAAGAGCTCCTCTCGGGTCTCCCAGCTTGGGAAGCCGCGCTGGCCGAAGACGGACATATTGATGAAGATAACAGAGTAACTATTAAGGAAGCTTTTGCTTCAGCTGACGCTGCTGCACTTTTTCCTAAAGTCATCTCTCGTACCCTTAGAGAAGCAGCTGAGCCACAATTGTTGGTAACGCCACTTCTTTCAGTAGTCCGCCTTGGAAAGGGACGCTCCTTGGAGTTCCCAGCAGTCAACGCTATTCAAGCAGCAGAGATCCCAGAAGGACAAGAGTATCCAGAGCAGGCATTAGCCTTCGCAAAGCAGATTGAGGGTAAGGTATCCAAAAAGGGTGTCAAGCTTTCATTCACCGAGGAAGTCATCGCTGACTCACTTTGGGACATCGTAGGCTTGCATGTGAGAGCAGCAGGTCGTGCAATGGCTCGCTTGAAAGAGCAAATCGCACTTAGCCGTTTTAAGGATGCAGCTACTGTTGTATTCGACAACACTGCTGGTGGAAATGACGACACAACCGGTCTCGGTATTGACGGCGCAGCCAACGGTACCATTCGCTGGGATGACGTTGTAGACATGGCAGCAGTGCTCATGGCAGAAAAGCACGTACCAACAGACTTCATTCTACATCCTTTGATGTGGTCTGTCTTCTTGAAGGACGCTATTTTCCACATGGGTGGCGCAGCTTCTGCAGTTAACACAAGCTGGGGATACCGTCCTCAGGGTCCAGATGCAGCTCTTAACGCTACAGCCCCAATGGGTCTGAACGTTATAGTTTCACCATTCGTAAGCTTCACAGCTAAGAGTGGCGCAACACCAGCTAAGTCTGACCTTTTCTTGATTGACCGCAACGAAGTGGGAACACTCCTTGTTAAGGATGAAATGACAACAGATCAGTTCGATGATCCAAGTCGTGACATTCGTCAAATGAAGATGAAAGAGCGCTACGACATCGTGATGCTCGGTGACGGTGAAGGTATTACTGTTGCTAAGAACATCAACCTTGCACGTAACTATGAAGTTCAGGTTTTCAACCAGCTTTAATAGCACGCAAATCTTAGGGTAGTTATAGTTACGATTACTCTAGCGACAGGGGGTGGCTTTATGGCCACCCCCTGTTGTTTTTGTATGGTTTAAGCGTTACTAGTTTATTATAAGAATTGTGGGTTAAGGAGAATATTGTGGCATTAAACCTGCTCGAATACGCACAGGTAGATTTAAATACCGTTGTTCTAAAATTTGGTAGAACGATAAAGATATCAAGTCTAGTCAATCAAAACTTTACTGTACAGACAGACTCTGCAACACCAAGTGTTATAAGTGGACCTTTTCAGACCATTAATACAATAACTGATTATAATCAAATATCAAGATCGTTAATTCTATACTGGGATAAGCAGTTAGCTCCAAATACAAGTTATATTATTAGAGTGTCAGGTTTTCTTGATGCAGCTAATGAGCTAATTGATGAAGAACAAGTTCTATTTACAAAAACAGATGATGCAACGCCGTCATCGTTCTCTTCTATCAGAGTCCCTGAAATACAAGAGATCTTAATTGAAGACCATTCAATTAGGGCAGACGCATACACCAGTATGCATGTAATTGCTAAAAACCCTAACTTCTACATTAAATCAATTGATCCTCAAAATGGAGACTTCTACTTAGATAATGATTATAATAATGGAAGAGTTGTTATAAACTTTAATGCTAGACCAGCATCAAACTTTTTGAATAGAAACTATTTTAAGATACAAAGAAAAAGAATACAAAGAACTCCATCTAGATGGGAAAATCTAGAGCCAGAAATATCTACTCATTCTTGGAAACCAGAAGTATATGTTGACTTTCCTTCGATGGATGCAACCCCTTCTTATTTTGCTGCTGGAGCTACTTATTTTGAAAATGATTATAAATATAGAATTATAGTTTCAAAAGATATTGGCATATAATAATGGCTAATCTAGTATATGGAAAAGCTAAAGAATCATTATTAAATGGTCAAATAAATGTTTCTTCTCAATCTTTAAAAATACTTCTTGTAGATAGCACTTATACTTTCTCTCAAAACACTCACCAATTTGTTTCAGACATCTCATCTTCTGCCATAAAGGCCAGGTCCACTGCATTACTAAACGTGCAAAATCTACTAGGCGTCCTAGACGCAGACGACTTAACAATAGTTAATTATCCAGGAAATGCTTTTAAATCAGTCATACTCTATGTAGACACTGGATCAGACGCCACATCAAGACTAATAGCACACATAGATACTGCAACAGGAATACCTTTTGCAGGTATTAATACAGTACTCAACATTACTATAGTGTGGAGTAATGATTCAACTAAAATTATCTCTTTATAAAGGTTTAAAATGGCTACAAATTATCCAAATTCTTTAGACGTTTTGCAGAATCCTCTGTCAACTGACACTTTGAATTCTACAACAGTCCCACACCATTTACAGCATGCAAACGTTAATGACGCTGTAGAAGCAGTCCAGACGGTATTAGGAATAAATCCAGCTGGATCACATTTAACTATTAAAGATCGAATTATAGCAACAGAGTCAGCTATATCTACTCAGTCAGTTTTAAATGGACTGACTGATGTTACTATTGGTGAAGTAAGTACAGGCAATGTATTGCGTTACAACGGTTCCCAATGGGTTAATTACGCCGAAAAAGACGTTACTGATGGAGGAAACTTTTAAAAATGGCAAATACAATTAGAATCAGAAGAAGAACTAGCGGTGCATCAGGAGCTCCATCTAGCCTTAAGAATGCAGAGTTAGCATTTAACGAAGTAGATGAAACTCTGTATTATGGAAAAGGTGATACAAGCGGTGACGCAACCTCAGTTTTGGCTATTGCTGGCCCTGGTGCATTCTTAGGATTAACTGGCACTCAAACTGTAACTGGAAATAAAACATTTTCTGGAACACTTTCAGTTGCAACACCATCCTCTAATGCGCATGCTGCTACTAAACTTTATGTTGACACTGCAGTCACTGGAGTTGCAACTACGTTCACAGTTGCAGGAGATTCTGGCACAAACCAAACAATAACTACAGGATCAGATACTTTCACTGTCTCAGGTGGAACTGGTCTTTCGTCTGTAGCTGGAGCAACAGATACTATAACTATTAACCTTGATAATACTGCAGTATCAGCTGGTTCTTACGGTTCAGCTAGCGCAATCCCGACCTTCACGGTCGATGCGCAAGGTCGTTTGACGGCAGCTGGAACAGCTTCTATATCCACTTCATTTACAGTAGATGCAGACAGTGGTGACAACTTAACAATATCTGGTGGAGATACTTTTGTTGTAGTTGGAGGCACAGGCCTAACATCAGTAGCCTCTGCAACTGACACGCTTACCTTAAACCTTGACAATACTACAGTAACTGCTGGTTCATTTGGTTCAGCTACAGCTGTTTCAACCTTTACAGTTGATGCACAAGGTCGTTTAACCGCAGCTGGAACCGCAACAATTGCTATCCCAGCAAGTGCAGTTACAGACTTTAATGAAGCTGCCCAAGATGCTATAGGAAACTCAGTTGGAACAGGTCTTACCTATTCTGATTCAACAGGTGTGATTTCAGTAACAACAAATACCTATGACGCCTATGGTGCTGCCGCTGCAGCTCAAAGTGCAGCAGAATCAACTGCTTCTGGGTATGTATCAACTCACTCATCAGCTACAACCTCAGTGCATGGTGTTACTGGAAATGTTGTTGGAACAACTGATACTCAAACGCTTACTAATAAAACTTTAACAAGCCCAGTAATTACTGGAGCAGTATTTAATGATGGTTCGGTGGTTTTTGAAGGTGCGACAGCTGATGCCCATGAGACAACACTTGCTGTCACGGACCCAACCGCAGACCGCACAATCACACTTCCAGATGCAACTGGTACAGTAGCTCTTACTGCGGATAAGCTTTCAGCTTTTGCAGCAACCTCTTCATCGGAACTTGCTGGAATTATATCTGACGAAACTGGTACTGGAGCACTTGTATTTGCTAACACGCCAACACTTGTAACGCCAAACATCGGAGCTGCTACAGGTACGTCCCTTGTACTTTCAGGGGATTTAACAGTTAACGGTACAACAACTACAATTAACTCAACAGAGATTACGATTGACGACAAGAACCTTGTACTCGGAGCGGTCACAAGTCCAACAGACGCAGGTGCTGACGGTGGTGGCCTTACCCTTAAGGGTGCAACTGACAAGACCTTTAACTGGATTGATGCTACTGATTCATGGACCTCATCTGAGAACATGAACCTTCTAACTGGTAAGTCATTGCTAATTGCAGGAACTTCAGTACTCTCTGGTTCAACTCTTGGTTCAGGAGTAACTGCATCAAGCCTTACCTCAGTTGGTACAATATCAACTGGCACATGGAATGGCACTGCAATAGCCATAGCTAACGGTGGAACAGGCTCTACGGACGCTGGAGCAGCTCGTACGGCCCTTGGATTGGCCATTGGGACGAACGTACAGGCATACAGTGCAAACCTTGGGGCAATAGCAGGGCTAACCTCTGCAGCAGACGCTTTGCCATACTTTACTGGATCAGGAACTGCAGCAGTCGCAACATTGACTTCTTTTGCCAGAACACTTCTTGACGACGTAGATGCAGCAACAGCTAGAACTACACTTGGAGTTGACTCATATACAATTGATGGTGGAACCTTCTAATTAAATTATGTTATAATAACTTAGTTAGAATGGAAAGACTAATGGCTAATACTATGAAAAGAAAAAATAGTTACACAGCTTTAGTAATTCCAGCTTCTTTAGAGTACAGGGCAGCACATGGCTATTAGTAGTGGAAATTCATCAGGACCAAGAAAAAATAACGTACCAAATATAGTTGGAGACAAACCACCTGTTGCCGATCCTAAGATTACGGCAGCAGGCTTCGACGTACGGAGTTGTGTCTAACAGTCCATTAAATGATCCTTCTGGTGGAAACTTAACTAGGTTAGATGAGATCATATCTGAATCACCTGCAGCTACTACTGTCTATCCTTTAAAGGAAGATGTAGCTTACACTAAGTATTCTCCTTACTTTCCTCCTTTTTTTCCACCATTTTTCCCTCCTTTCTTTCCGCCGTTCTTCCCTCCGTTTTTTCCTCCTTACTTCCCACCTTTCTTTCCTCCTTTTTTCCCGCCGTACTTTCCTCCGTACTTTCCTCCGTACTTTCCTCCATACTTCCCACCCTACTTCCCTCCTAGCTTTAAATAAAAGAGATATATTATGGCTAATACTATAAAACTCAAAAACAGTGGCACAGCTTCAGCAACACCAGCCTACTTAGAGTATGGAGAGCTAGCTTTAAACTATAATGACGAAAAAATATTTTACAAAAATAGCTCAAATCAAATAGTCGACTTTAGTTTAGCAGTAGTAGGAGGCGGTGGCACAGCTTATGGCATCACACTAGGAAATGGTGTAGATACAGAGTTCGTTATTAATCACAACTTCAGCACAAGGGATCTTGTAGTTTCCGTTAGAGAATACCTTTCCCCATACTCTTCTTTAGTGGTTGCATGGGAAGCAACAACGCAAAATTCTATAACGCTATACTTTGATTCTCCTCCAGATACAAACTCAGTAAGAGCAACTGTATA